CCTGTGCCGTTGTGCCATAAGCACGAGCAGCAGCTTCAGATGCTTCCAATTCAAAACGAGCAGCTTCTTGAGCGGCACGGTCTGTCGGGTTAGCCAGAGCGCGTATGGCACGAACCACCGAGAACTGACGAACTTCCTTCTTGCTCAGACCGATTTCCTTGTTGTCGAGAGGCGTGTTGCCAATCGTCTCAAGGAGTTCGCCACGGAACTGATCAATGGTCTTGCCAGCGCCAATAGCAGCAGCGGCAAGGTCGGCTTTGTTGTGACGCTGACCCAGCTTCACGATTTCGGCGGCATTTTCGGCGGCAGCTTTGGTGGCTTCCGCACGAACCGCATCCAGATTAACTTCAGACATAGTAGTGTCCTTCTTAACTGATGGTTCAACTTTAGGTTCGGGTTCGGGAGCTACCGTGCTGCGCCCCACACCAACTGACGGGTCAGCAGGGATAGAAACAACGGAAACTTCCATTGGGGACCAAGATTTGACGCGATAAGCATTCTTATCGTTCGCATCCCGCTCCATTTTGTTCACGCGATAGCCGACGCTGACGTTGCCCCGGATACCGTCGAGAACATCCTGATACACCTCTTCAGCAAGTGCGGATCGACCGAAACGCACCTTTGACCGCAATACACGGTCACCGTCGAGGCTCACAGATTCAATAACACCAATTTGCTTTTCAGGATCATGGTCCAGAAGCAGAGGTGCGCGACCAGAACGCAGGAACTCAAGATCGATTGAGCCTTCGTTATGGTCTAGAATTTCCTTGCCGAAGCTACGTTCAACGCCAAGTTCAGATGATACTGCAATGTGAACAGAGCGAGTTGCCTCATCAATGACCTTTGCATCCATCGCATTTGCGCGATGAACAATCTCAGGAATAGCCTTGCGGTCAAGAGCGTCGGCAATCTCAACAGCCGTATCAACGTCTTCAACGCTAACTTCTGGCTGATCTTCTTCCATAGGCGTATCCGAAGTGTCGATTTCAATCTCGACCTTTACCGTTGCCCGTGTTTCCAACTCTTCATCAGCCATTTCACGTTCTCCAGTGGCTTCTTCAAACATTATCGGCGTATGGTCATGGTCCCTTAGCCAAGCCTTAGCTTCAGCGACAGTATACCGATTTTTATCAAAACGAATAGCCTGTAGCTCAGTGCCGCCATCAGCAAGGATACCGAAGATAAAATCAATACCGGGACCACCAGCGTCATTGTCACGACGAAAGCTATCATACTTATCAGGATTATTAAGCCGTGCTGCGTGTTCGTTCGGATAGGGACGCTCATCATAGGATCGTTCTTCATCCATCCCGCTGACTTTATCTTTGGACCAAGAATAACCCGCATCACCGCCCCAGAGCGCCCATGCGATACGACCATTTGACGGATAGCCATCTTCCCCCGGACGGAACCCTTCTGCTTGCTTATCGACCTCATGACGGCTGAAGAAGCCATACATCCGCTTCACCGTATCATCAGACAGATCACGGTTATTCACGATGTCACGCGCACGGGCGATACCAACTTCAGTGCCACCACGACCAAACTCGCGCCGCCAATCAAGGCCGCGCTGCGCTTCAGTCTTCATGCCGTCAGTTGGTTGGTTCGCCATCTTGGCCTCCATCCTGTGGCAACATCCCCTTAGCCGCTTCATTGCCGCCAAATGGCTCGAAGGCTAATGACAAGCCATAACTGGTGGCGAGTTCCTTATCACGCTGCCAAGTGCTGTAGACATCATCGATGTCACGACCATCCTGTGCTGCAATCTCAGAAGGTGTCAGAAGACCGTTCTGCATACCAGTTACAGCAGCAGCCATTTCCTTCTGAGGATCGATCCAGCTAAAGCCACGCGGACGGAAGATGGTCGCCTGAAAGAACTTATCGAACTTCGTCACGGGGATGCTAATAAAACCAAATTCCATCACATGACGCAGCCACATTTCGTAAATCGGAAATGCGAGATGGTCGATCAGGAACCGCTGCTCAGTCCGATAGAAATCACGCTCTTCAAGCGCACCCTGACGGATTGAGGAATAGCTAGTGCCTTCAAGGTCACCAGACAGGCTCGAATAGCTAACGCAAAGACCAGAGGCAATGCCGCGCAGGATGCCCTTCTGGAAGTCGTTAAACGCTGTCGCAGGGTGCGTCGGATCAAATGCCTTAAAATCTACCCCCTTCGGCAGTTGGTGCATTGTCCCCGGCTCAACATCCATGATCGGAACGGTGTCGTCGTAATCATCAGCGTTGAAATCGTCGCCAGTGTCAGATGTGAAGAAACCCATCTTTGCAGCAGCGATGCGGCTTGCAACCAATTCGGCCTCACGATGTGCATTCATCATCTTGAGAGCCGTCATGATCGGCGCAAATGCTGTCTCTCCGCGTGTCTGCCCAGCACGGGTCGGAGAGTAGTAGTGCAGAATTTGCTCCGCAGGGACACGAACGCTAACTGATTGATTTAGCGTAGTAAAATCATAGTCGCCGGGATGGCCCTGACGAACCCAGTAAGCCACAGGACGACGATAGCGGTTAAGCTCAACACCCATACGGATTTCATTGCCGTTCGGCAGCTTCTGGTTCTTCTGCTCATCGATAAGGTCCGCTTCAATGATATTGAGAGCAAAACCGTATTTGAACGAAGGCCCGCGCACGATCTGAACAAATGCTTCACCATCACGCTTCATGGCTTCGGTGCAGTATTTCTGCACATCGGCCCAAGTCATGCGACCATCTACCGTGCAAGAGCGCGCCCAGTCATCAAATGTGCGTTCAATCTGATCGTTGCCAATAACATCCAAAGAGTTGTCAGCGTTCCGAGCCTTCACCTGAAGGTTTAGACCGTAATCGCCAACCACGTTGACGCGCATCAGGTTTAGGAATCGGCGGGCATATGGGTCATTACGGGAAAGGTCACGCGCACGATTACGCAGAACTGTGAGAGCGGGACGAAGTTCAGTATCCGCGCTACGGTTGCTGGCCTTAAAGTCCTCAAACAACCGCCCCTGATTAGCAGCGGCATAATTGCGCCTACCAAGCTGCTTGATCTGGCGTGTTTCGTTCTTGTTGACGATAGCGGGTTTCAGAAAGTCCCAGAATGCCATTACCGAAACCTCACTTTAACAGTCGCATTACTGGCTTTTCCAGCAGCGATTAGAGCGTCCTGATTTTCCTTTGCGACTTCCTTGCGGTAGTAATCGCGCCACATCATCAGGTCCGTAATGCTCATCTTAGCCAAAGAGCGGCCCTGAATGCTATAGCTGGAAACATCCTTATCAGCGCGGCCCTCAAGCAGCGACTGAATCTTCTCGACCATGATTAGCGCATGAGATCGATTGTCAGCGCCGTTTTGATCTAAGTTAGAAAGAAGTTCTATATCACCGTTAGCAACAAGCACCTTAACGCTATCGCTTTTACGGCTAATAAACGCTTGCCAAACATAAGCACCAGCAGCCATCGTGTTAGTGATGTTTGAATTAAGGGTGACAAGGAACGACCCGTCAGTCGCTGTCGTGGCAGTAACTACCTTGTCAACCCCACCCCCATTACGAAGGCGGATATTGTAAATCAAATCGTAGGATGCAGGAGCGTAGGTATCCGATAGGTCCGCCCGCTTCCACTGCACAAGAGTACCCGCAACAACACTTGTAGGCTCACTAGCCAGCGCATTGTCTTGACTAAACAGGTTAACCATTACCACCCCCAAAAAAAGCGGAGTTCGTGCGCTGACATTTCTTGAGCCGTTTGCAGTGACGGCCCGGACGACGAATTCTGCGCTTCAGTCGAAGAGAAGGAGCAACAACTTTAGAAGCCTTAGCCATTCTACCTCCAACTGTTAGCGAAGCCACCCGATCCCGGTCTTCTAGCTAATTTCTTCGGATCAACCAATGGGTGCGGCTTTTCGGGCCTTGCCACAGGTTGTGCCTTGACAGCTACATTAGCATAGAACTTGTTGTAAACGCTATCCAAATTCACGTTCAAAATAGCAAGTGCTGCAATACCGTAAACTCGAACGTCGAGAGCTTCGTTTCTAGTGCGTGTTTTCACCCAAACTCTATGCGCAAAACCCTTGTTATACTTAATGATTTGGCGTTCAGCGGTTAACTGCTTGAAGTATTCTGGGTCACGCTCACTTGGGAAGTGGCAATAGCCGGGGCCGGGTTCATCAATACGCAGACGCGAATATAGAAGCTCTTTCACCGTATCAACACCGACACCGTAAAGCGGAACTTTGCCAATGTTGTTCTTTGAAGGTCTGCCAACGATAGGCTTACCTTCGCCACCCACCCCTTTGATGGCAAATACCCGCTGCCGAGTCTTGGCGTAATTGTAAACGGCCCTTGTGTGGTGACCACCAG